TACCTTGCGCACCGGTGGAACCTGTGGCACCAGTAGTACCTGCTGTACCTTGTGCACCGGTGGGACCTGTGGCACCAGTCGTGCCCGCTGTACCTTGTGCACCGGTGGGACCCGTGGCCCCATTCGCTCCGGCTACTCCCTGTGCACCCGTAGGACCTACTGTACCAGAAGCTCCTACTGCTCCTTGTGGGCCAGTGGGACCAGTAACGTTTGATGCCGCTCCCTGTGCTCCTGTGGGGCCAGTTGCTCCTATAGAACCGGTAGGGCCAGCAATAGTAGAAGACGCACCAGTTGGACCAGTTGCACCAGTTAATCCAGTATTTCCAGCAGGTCCGGTAGCACCAGCTGGACCTGTAGCGCCATTCGCACCAGCAACTCCGGTAGCACCTCTAATTCCAGTAGGACCAGTAACACCTGTTGGTCCAGTAACATTAGAGACTGGACCCGTGGAACCAGTTGGGCCAGCAACGTTTGAGGCAGCACCTGTTGGACCAGTGGCTCCAGCAGTGCCAGCTACACCGGTTGGACCCGTTACACCTGCAGTTCCAGTTGGTCCTGTAGCGCCAGCTACACCAGCTGGTCCAGTTGATCCTATTGCGCCTGTTGGGCCAGCAGGACCAGCGGTTCCAGTTGGCCCTGCAATAGATGAGTTAACCCAAGCGGTGCCATTCCATACTAGTGCCTGATTAGATTGAATGTTTGATATCGTTACATCACTAATATCATCCAATATCACAGTACCCATAGATGTGCTATGGTCCAAAAGATCATGTCTAGCATCAGTAAGATATTGGGCATGGTCATCGTCAGATAGACCTGTAAGGGATCCGTGATCAGAGATAGGAGTAGACGGTATCGAAGATGAAATAGAGTCTGCTCGTCTTATATCTACAACTGAAATAAATTTAGATTTTGTAACATTAGCATAAGCATTAGCTGTTTTAATGACTATCTTATAAAGAGGCCTGAACTCAAAAATAGGAAGCCCAGATAAATTCATTGAAGACCAATCAACACCTTCAGCTGCACCTTGTGTATTGTATTGATCTTGTCCAAGGATACAAATGACTGGTTCATTAAGATTATTTGTTGCTACGATCCATGAAATAGCAAACTTATTATTACCAACATCTGGAGTACTCCACGTTCCCGCAGTATTAAGGTTATAGGTTATTAACGTTGTACCAGTTTTCATTGGATACTGAGTAGCAGTATCCTTGACCCATGCAGTACCGGAAAGATAAAATACTGGAATATAAGCCCCACCCTGGAGCCTTTGCTGCCAAGTATTTGCTGCAGGAGTAGCGGAGTGTGTTACAGATATTTTATAATCTTCATCATAAAATACACCATCAGCAATATCAATTCTAGCATCAGTGTTTAATGCCCCCGTACCCGAAGTTGTATATCCATTAGCTCCAAAACCACTCGCAATAGCCGCACCGCGAGTCATGTGTAAATATTCGTGAGTCTGCCAATCCATAGTCACACCATGGCGTTCATCTCCAAAGAAAAATATTTTGACAGTAGGACTATACCAGTATATGTAGCAGACTGGAGTATGATTAGCTAAATCAAAAAACGTTGTACCATAGTTCAGTACGCCGTTGGAGTCATAATATATGTAATATAATCCAGTGGTATTAGGTATTATTACTGTCTCAGTTCCAGTCTTAACATACTGGAATCCTTTACACCAAAACTCATAAGAACTAGCACTAGGAGAAATAGAAAATGTTCTAGTAGCTTCATTAAATGATATCGTGCTAGAACCATATGTAGCAAATCCCATTGGCTCATTAGAGGGCAACGTGGCATTAACCCATTCGATACCATCATATTTGAGTATTTGTCCAGCTCTGGCAGATGTAATAGAGACATCTATTGCATCAGATACTGTAAACGTGGTAGGTACAAATTTTGTACCATTAAACTTAAAAATATTATTTAGGACTGCGCCAGTAGTATCAATTTCAATATTATCAACAATTAAACTATCAACATATACAGAACTAGGGAGACTTATAGAATAAGCTCCCGAAGTTTCTGTAACATTAATTTGATTTGCAGTACCAGAAATACTGGTAATGAGCTTAAAACCTACAATGCTTCCTGATGCATTCTTATAAAAAAGTTTTCCATCATTATAATTTAATGCTAGTTCACCGAATGCTAAAGAACCTGGTGCAACAGTAGCTGTTCCAGAACGTTTTAACTGAATTACATTAGCCATTTACACCTCAGCGCATAAGAGATATCACTTCTTAATAGTAATTAGATCTTCAGGAATAATCCAAAGCTTACAGATAGCATGGGGTTCAATTGAGCCCTTAACTAGCTCGCACCCATTGCCACCCAAGTAGAAAACACAGTTACCACAAATTAATCCCTCTTTAACAAAAGGATTAACTTTTTCTGGAGCATAATGTGCACCATTAGCCTTAGATGTTTGATCAAACATACCAAACTCTTCAACAACACTTTCATAGTAATCATAAAGCGATTGTTGACGAGGAGTTAATCTATCTTTAGGTTCAGGATTATCTCCATCATCCATAGCGTCGTCCGAACCTGGTGATTCGCTTAACCAATAATTATTCATCATCCGTATTCTTTCTAACTAATCCATCGGGAATTGCAGCCAATCTACAATAACCATTAGGCTCGATAGCAGTAGCTACTATCTTGCAAACATTTTCTGACTGAAAGAAATAGCAATTAGAACATTTGATTCCCATTTCTAAGTTACCATTTTCTTCTGGTGGAACGTATCCAACCCAAATACCTTTGCCGTCACCGTTTGCTAACTTGCCATGACGAGATACAATGCCCAACATAGCATCAGCGTACTCTTGTTCGGGTTTTGGAAGTTTATTTTCCAGGGCCACCAAAAATTCTGCTAACCAATAATTATTCACATAGTTCCTTTATTGTTTATATACGCCTTGGCGTTGCATGGCGAGTCTTCTTTGATAATCATCATTTTGTGATGATCTTTTCTTCATAGCAATAGCACCAACGCCAAGAATTGCAGCGGCACCGGCTAGCCTAAGATTCTTAGAACCATGCATCCCTTCGGACACAGCTTTCGATGCATCATTTCCTATTTGACGGAGTTTATTAAAACTCCCTTTTAAGGGGGCTCCAGTAGATGCCCCTCCGCCAGTGCGAAGTGCTTCTTCTGCCAACTCTTCAGCTGGCTTAACGGCCTTTGAAGTAACTGTTGCACTAGGGGCTATAGAAGTAGTGGCTCGGGCTGTAGCTGGAGAAGACTCAGCGGTAGCTGCGGCTGCGGTTACAGATTTTGGTTGATTAGTTCTACTCGGAACTGATGTAGAAGAATTAACCTGCCTTCCTGCTCTTACCGGTGATTGAGCTGACGCTTGTGCAGAATTAGAGACAGACTTTGTCGCAGTAGTTGGGCTAGAAGGTTTAACCGGCGATGAAGCTACAGGTGGTGTAGGTGGCACTATATTTCTTGTCGGATTTTGCAGAGCGCTTTCCATATCTGGAATCACAATATCTTTGAAATATTGTAAATCTTTAGATGGAATATTCCCTGCAGAAATTTCCGATTCAATACTATTCCTAAAGGCGCTTAATTCTTCATTATCCATATGAGCCCAATTTTTAAGCTCACCTTTACTGTTATAAATAGAAGAACCAGCTCCTCCTCCAGAAGTTGGAGGAGGAGCGGCAGGTACTACAGGAGTAATGGGAGCAGTAGTAGATTTAACTGTTGGTCTACTTTCAGCTGGGACATTTAATGATTTAAGATCAAGATTAGAATGCGATACAGACATATCTTTGCCTTGATATTTAAAAAGAACTTCATTATTCTTATTAAAATTTCGAATATCAACATGCGATGGATCCATTCCATTAGCAACTGCATGCTTATGAACGGCAGCTTTAATTTCATCGTTTCTAGCTAATTTAGCTGCAGCTGCTTGGGTTATATCACCCATGGTTCCAATGCTCTTACCAACTTCATCCCCAACATTAGGAACTGACATATTATCTCCAATTCAAAAAAAGATAATATTATAGTAACAAATTAATCAATACATCCTCTAGAGCAAAACATTTTATTGTTATGATCATACACTATACCTTTAGAAAAGGTTCTATTACATGATGGGCAAGAAAAAGTTTTTCCACCCAAACCCATATAAAGTATAGCCTTACCTAATAGAACTTTAACTTTAATAGGATCTTCTTTTACCGCTGTTTTACTTTGCTTGGGCTTTCCCATTTCATTCTCCTACCATTTGATCGTAAATCCATTTGTATGTTTTTTCTAAACCACTTCTTAAAGATATAGAAGGTTCCCACCTATATTCTTTTTTAATTAAATCATTATCACTATTTCTACCCCTAACACCCTTCGGTGCATCAAGATTATATGATCTATTCAATTTAACTCCTGCGATATCTTCAACAATATCGACCAGCTGATTAATAGAAACCAACTCAGAAGAACCAAGATTGATTGGATGCTGATAGTGTCCATAACTAATAGCTTGGATTCCAATTACACAATCATCTATATACATAAAGCTTCTAGTTTGCTCTCCATCTCCCCAAATTTCAATTGAATGATCACCAGAAAGTATAGCTGAAATAACTTTTCTACAAATAGCTGCAGGTGCTTTCTCTCTGCCACCATCATATGATGTTCTAGGGCCATACACATTATGGAATCGTGCCACCCGTGTATTCATCCCATAATCTTCTCTAAAATGTCTGCACATTCTTTCAGAGAAAAGCTTCTCCCAACCATAACCATCTTCTGGCATAGCGGGATAAGCATCTTCCTCTTTGAGGGCAGTAACGTTAGAATCCTTCTGCTTATCAGCATTATACACACAAGCTGAAGATGCATAGAAGAAATTATTAACTCCCATTTCTTTAGCAGCCTGTAACATGTGTGTGTTAATTAACACAGACTGCATACATGCCGCTTTATTATTTTCTATAAAGCCCATCCCACCCATGTCTGCCGCAAGATTAAATATCCAATCAATATCATTGGAAACAACACTCATACAATCCTCCAGCAAACGAAGATCAGCTTTAACCGACATTGCTGAATCATTAATGGCAAACCAATCTTTAAACTCTTTAATGTCTGCAGCATAAACCGAATGGCCCTGAGAAACTAGAGTGTCAACTAAATGTCCACCAATAAATCCACCTGCACCAGTGACTAAAATTTTCATGACAAAACTCTTTCTACTCTCATCCAATGTTGAGGAATCATAGTTTCTTCAACATCAATATCAAGGGCAGGACCATACCATGGCATCGGATAAACTGTAACTTCCCTATTAGCAAGCCAAGCTCCCCACCAAGAAAATGTTGAATTACTTATAATGTGTTTTTCCATTCGTGTCATTAAAAACAAATCGTGCACAACAGCTGGAGTGGGAAGTGTCGGATCAACATTATCCTCATTCCCATCAGCAAAATAGGCATCTTTGAAAAGACTTTGCTGTTTACACCAAGCTAAATCATCAGAAAAAATAACAAGTTGAGTTGCCCCAATCTTATCGATAGCTCTTTCAAAGAACTCCATGTTACATATTGGATGATGCTGTGGAAAATTAGCATAATCGCCACGTCTCACATGTAAAGCTGTAGTATTTTCGATGCTAAGAATGTCAGCATATCGGGTATTAATATAGTCTTCACTTAATTTAGATGGCTTAAAAAAAGAACGAATAAGATGCTCTACATGACTGAAGTGTTTAAGATTCTGCATATAGTCGCCACTAAAATCTTTGTCACCTATTTTACCATCAAAGAAAATAGCTGGTACCGAAAAATATTGTTGATAATCCCATGATGGGAAAGAAACATTTGCGCCATCACGAATAGCTTCACCAAGAGTTCCAGCGATCTGGAAAAGTTGGTTACCCAGTCTACCCCAAGAGCCAAGTTGTTGATAAGAGTATATCATTAGTCACCTTTTATAATTCTATAACTATCTTCTTCTAAATGTTCAGTAGAAAATTCATACATTACTGCATCCTGATCTATTGCTTTCATCTGATGACGAAGACCAGGCGGGATATGAAGCGAATCACCTGGACGCAAAATCCTACCGACTGCATTATCTAGGTCATCATCCCAGCTAGTATACACTAAAAAATTACCGCTTTGAACAAAGAAAGTTTCATCTTTTATTTTATGATAGTGCCAAGAGCACTTATGATCACCTGTAAAGTATAGCATCTTCCCGCAATACTTTTCATTATTTACTATCCAATATTCAAATCCCCATCCTTTAGGATGGTATTCTTCTTTCATTTTAAAATCAGAAAAAATCATCTGCACAAACACCTTTATCGTCTATGTAAAAATCTCCAGAAGGTTTTCCAAAAACTAATTTAGTATATTTGATATTCCAAGATCTTAGTTGCTGTATTGTTACCTTCTTGAACATGCGTTTTGCTTTACGTACATTATCATTACTTCTACCCATTCCTCTAGCTGTAAAAAGAATGATAATATTTCCTTCTTCAAACAATTTATTTACTTTCAATATTCTATCAAAATAAGGAGAAGCATTCTCATATGTATCTGCCTTTGAACAGATAGTTCCGTCAATATCAATAACGTATCTAATTGTTCACCCCACTTTTTCTATACAGTCAAGTATATCATCTGACGTTAACACATAGATACCACGATGCTGAACAGACTTAGAAGCCAAAAAGATAGCCATCTCAATTGCCTTAGCTAAATCGTTAAAATGTAAATAAAAAAAACACAACGATGCCAAGAAAACATCACCGGCACCGGTGACATCAAAAACATCTACCAGTGGCGCAGAAAAAATATTCCCCTTCCAAGATGCACCATCTTTTCCAAGAGTGGTTATTATGTCACTATCTTTAGGAATATTAAAGATGCGATCCGCTTCGTAGTTGTTAATCTTAATAATACATTTTTCAAAAAATTGTAGATCAGGATTTTTAGTATCAATAAAAACTGGACCATTGAAATCTTGTATTAACTCTTTTAATTCAAGATAATCTATAGAACCTTTACAGTAGTCTGATACAACATATGCATCATACTTTGCATCTTTGTCTATGCAATCTTTGATTTTAACTGGCTCAATATGAGATTCAATATCTTCTCTTAAGAGCATCTGCTTCGATTTGTTGTCAATAAACCTTCTCTTTATTAAGAGGGAAGGATCGTTGCTTACGAAATCTATATCAATATTAAAACTTAATAAGTTTTTATATACATTATGCGCCATACCATTCTTTGTTTCTAAACTAAGAAATCTAAAAACAGGAACTGGAGCCTCTGGAGATATTCTCTCACAGAGACCATAATGATATTCATCTAAACAAGAGTCACCGATCAGAAGAACTTTCAATGATTTTGGTTGTAGAATATTCTGGTATTCTATCGAAGAAACAGATATGTTTTGCATACTCTCCTCCCACTACCTCTTTGCCAGCCCAATCAGATCCAACTACAAGTAGATCTGGAGAGACATATTTTATCAGATTTTCTAGTTCCACTGTCGAATTAAATATACAAACCTTATCAATATACTTAATAGACTCCAACATAAAGACCCTATCATCTTGATTGTTGAAAGGCCTAGAAAGACCTTTAGATGATTTGACTCTTTCATCTGAATCGATAGCAACTATGAGAGTATCTCCAAGCGACGCAGCGTATTTAAAAAGTTCCATATGTCCACGATGCAATATATCAAAACATCCATTGACAAAAACTGTTTTCACTTCTCTCCAACTATCATAAAAGAATTATTTAAATCTACACCAGAAACAAATATGTTTTTATAATTTTTATATTTCATATAATCATATATCATAGTGGAATTAAAAGCATGGGTATGCTTTCTATTATTCCAAGGTCTCCAATATTCTTGAGAATAGTCTGGCAAATATAAAAATAATACTCCACCCAACTTCAATCTTTCATACCAGTAGTCTAAAACTTCAACCCAATTATCAGTATGTTCTAAACAATGGCTAGAAAAAATATAATCAGGATCAGGGTCCGGAAGATTTAATGCATGAAAGCCGTCGTCAAAAGATAAATCTACTGCAACAGCTCCTGGATAGGCCCACTCCTTCTTCATGCATCCGACATCATATCCAAATCCTTTGCAGAACTTACTAGCATAAGGTATAGCAAATTCGGATGCATGTCCTTCAGCTTGGAAAGCTGGATATATAGAGTCATTGTATCTAATTATATCTATCATAATATATAGTTCCACGGAAGTTTAAAAAGGTAATCAACTTCATGAAAGAATCCGTACCTATGATAAAGATGTAATGGTTTATCTTTAATTTTCTCAAAGAGTTGAGGACTTTCAAGCAGGTAATTTAAAGACGTTTCTATTATATGTATTTCTTTTGCATTTTCTAAAACTTTTATCCAATCAAACAAAGAGAAACCATCAATAATATTCATCTCTACTATTTTAGTATTTTGATTGTGAAAAATATGATCTAGTCCACTAAATTGCATCACGTTTGGTCTAGTACCATATTTTCTATTAACAAAAATATACTCATCGTTATCATTAAGATTGAGCACATTATAGAATAGTTCATTTTCTTTTTCTATATCTCTATTGAAGATAATATAGTCTCGCCAATCCGACCAATCTAAGTTAATAGAATTATATTTTCCAGCCATTATTTTTTCTGCATTAATAAACCCTTGGAAGAAAAACAAAGAGTCTGTTATTGTAGTCGAATTGTTTGGAGAGTAAAAATCTTTATAAGGAAAATTTATATCATCTGATAGAGGTGGTGATGGTAGTGGATTTTCTTTAGTATCCCAAGAGATGAAGTTGAAATCAGAAATATAATTGTTTAACCAACTCAATTCATGAACAACAGGCCAATATACTTGGAACCCTAAACCTTTAATATGGTGAGCTATTTTTTGAATGAATAATATATCACCTAGTCCACATGGCTGATATATTAAACCTATTTTTTCTTCAGACATTTACTCTCCATAAGCTATCCCACTCGTATTCATCTTCTGGGACTTCAGCTTCGGAAACAATCGCACCATATAATCTACCCAGGCTTGCATGTACGAAATGGTAATTTGGAATCAAAAGATTTTTAAATCCATCAAACTCATTATTCAATCCATCATATAATGTTTTGTTATTTCCATGTGTCTCTATAAATAATTCATCAATTTTTTTATCTTCTATATATTCACTTATAGTTTTTAATATATTTAAATCACTACCTTGTGCATCTGAATAATATAGATCAATATGTTCGATATTGTTATCTTTCAAGTAATCTAGAAGATTAATAGTGTTAACTTGTATCTCCCGATACTCTCTCTGTGGGTGATCTTCATCATGAGTTAACGTAGATACTATTCCAAGACTAGAAGAAACTCTATTTGGAGTTACGTAAAAATTGGTTACACCACTCTTATCAGAACACGCCGCATTAATTAATTTGACATGACTATACGATTGAAACCTATCCTTTAGAACATCAAACATTTCCGGATCAGGTTCAAATACATGTATTGAATCATAGCTATTAACAAATGAGGATAAACTATTACCAACATTGGCACCAATATATATTAAAGTTGACATAAATCTTCTTTCTAAGAAATTTTGTTATACCAATATTTTAATAGATCATTTAACGTATCATCTATACAATAATCTGGGATCCATCCTGTCATCTCAACAAGATCAGAAGAGTCTCCGTGCTGGTAATGAATATCAATAGGTCTATAAAGATCTGGAGAAACAAAAAGTTCAACATCTTTTAATCCACTAAGTTCAATGAGCTTCTCAGTAAAAAATCTCATCTTATATGGAGTGTCTCCACATACATTAAAGATTTTACCATTTACATTTTCATTAATCATTGCAAGATAGTAAGCATTCACTGTATCACGTACGTCTACAACAACTCTAACGCTGTCAAGATTACCAACATGGAGAATGTTATTCTGTAAACCTTTCATCATTCTTGCTATCTGAAACGCATCAGATGAGATGGAGAAATTTTTTCCTCTTCGTGGACCTGTATGAGAGAAAGCTCTTGTTATAAATCCCTTTAGCTTTCCATTCTCAATGCGCTCTTGCATATAAAGATCAATGGCAGCTTTCGATGCGCCATACGGATTAGCGGGCAATATCTCGTCGTTAATACTAATCTTGTGTCCATCAATACCAATGTTTCCATACACTTCTGATGTAGAACAGAACATCAACATACAGTTTGGTTGATTGTCAGATATAGCTTGGATAAGATTAGCGCTACCCATTATGTTTTCTTCAAATGTACCTAATGGATCAACGAAACTTGACGGAGGATGAGATTGTGCAGCTAAATGAAACACTCCGTCAAATTCATTTTGACTAAAGATAGTTTGTAGCATGCGATAATTTTTTAGATCAGAATACAAAAACTTAATGTTGCTAAATACATCGTCAGATACGATATCTCTGATATCATTCTCTCTGCCATTTGTATCCCTAATTAATCCATATACTTCGTGACCATGACTATGAAGAAGGTTTGCTAAATGCGGACCAGCAAATCCAGTGATACCTGTTATTAAATATTTCATTTAAACTCAATTCGGAATAAAATTTAGATTTTTACTAAATGGTATGAACTGAACATCTGAATGATGCAGTCCTTGATACATGTTATATGTTACAGCTTTTATAGGTAGCTTGTCAATTATGTAATTAATTCCAGTATGGACCGTGTGTATCTCAAGCGCATTCTCAAGCACCATACACCAATCAAATAGATTGAATCTATTGATAATAGAAAGCTCAACAATTCGATGATCAAAAACAAGATCATCCAATACATTAGAATATAATATATCAATACTAGCCATCTTATTTAAAAAGATATAATTTTGATCATCTGTAAGATTCAATATATTATAAAAAAGATCTTTCTCTTTATCTAAATTCCGATGAAAAGAAAAATAATCATACCAATGATCATCAGTTTCATTTATAAGAAAATATTTTGATTCCATGATTCTTTTTCCAGGAGCCTGATACCCATCCGGAGATAAGAATAAAAAATCATTTTCTTCATAAGAAAAATGACCACTGTAATATATATCTTTATGAAAGAAATCATCACTTAGTTTACAAAAATCAATTCCAGACACATAATCTGAAACCCATATTATATCATCTCGTAAAGGCCATAAAATATTATAACCTTTTGCTTTAATGATATGAGCAAATTTTTGTAAATAGAAGATGTCACCTAATCCAATAGGTTGTTTTATTAAACATGTTTTCATATTATGAAATTAGATATCAGTACTCATTTACCAATTGATTAATATTATCTATAGCTGTAGCTTTTGGAAAAGCCAATAAGTAACCCTGATCTCTATAGTTCTCAATTAGAATATGAGTATCATTTAAAATCTCTTCAATGAAATCATATCCATCAGCACCTGCAGCGCCTCTCAATTCCCATGATCCAGCTTCGTAGTTTCTATCTACATATATTCTAAGATCATCCATAATAATTACATCTTTACTTATATCTCTTTTATCTTTTAAGATTTGTAATTCAATTTTAAGAGGAATTCTTTTAGACTCATCTGGCTCGCTATTATATGGCATACCGTTATAGTCAGAATTTGGAAAGTGAGCATCCAACCAGAATAACGCAGGGTTATTATTGATATCATCCAATAGAGGAATAAACTGATCTTTAGAATAGCCATTATATATCTTAACAATACCACCAAGATCACTATTGCTTAGTCTATCGCACATCGATTGATCAAGATCAATACCATAAAACTTCAATCCAGATCTAACATTATATACATCTCTTAGACTGGTCCCATCGCCAAATCCAGTCTCAACATAGTTATCAATATTAAAACAATCAATAACATCACCCAACTTAATTGGATTACTTAGTCTTCCCATTTGATACTCCTTTAGATATTTTTAAAACCAATATAATACTATCATCGCATGTGCATTATCACACTCTAGCAAAGATAGCATCACCCCAACTTGGATCACTTAACTCTGTGCCAATATGGGTAAATCCTTTTGCTAATAGATAATCATTAACCTCAGGGAAAAATGGATTACCTACATATTGTGGTGAATGAAAAGTTACTTCAATATTAATATACTTAACATTATCTAATACTTTTGGACCTCCGTCGCACACCATTAGCTCTGCACCTTGAACATCCATATTAAGCATGTCGAAATCGTAGCCAAGATTATTGCGCTCAAGAAAAGTATCCAGACGTAACGATGGTAATGTTAAACTACCTCGGAAACAACTTGCACTCCAATGATCTGGGGTAACTTTCAACATTGAAGACATACCCTTATTGCCTACTAGATGTCCAGCATCCCAGTTATAATATAAATTAAATTCTGTATCTACATCATCAACATTAGAAATAAGAACGTTATAAGGGAGACTTTTAATCTCTGGTATATTCATTATTACTAGGTTCTCTAAAAGCTCATTGTAAACCTCTGGATTAGCTTCAATCCAGACAACTTTTTCTACTCCAATAGCACGGTACTGATACAGTTCTCCACCGCGATCTGCACCAACATGTAAAACATTTTTAATTTCTTTGTCCAGAAAATACTGTTCACTAAAACTCATAATTAATGTTTACTTCTTTCTATTTTTAAAATGAATCTATCTTCGACTACAAAATGTTTTACTTCAAAATTATTTAAACAATTAAGAATATTGTCTTCTGTTATCTCAGACCAATCTTCATTACCGACAAATCTAAATAATCTATAGTCATCAATAATAATTACAGCTTTATCAAAAGAGTAAAGCTTATCAATGGCAGATAATTCTTCTATCAAAGGACAGTCCTTGTCGCCCTGTGCCGTATCACCACTAGAGAAATGTCCATCAAGCCAGAATACTGCTTTATCATTTAAACTAGGAATTATATCTAGCAAAACAATAGAACTATCTCCTAGAAATGTGTGAATTTTTAGATGCGGATTTTCCGCATTGAACTCACTATAATATTTAACTGATAACTCTATAGTATACAGGTCAGAAAAATAAGAATGTAAACCGAGAACAGTATTGCCTCTATGTGTTCCTGTTTCTACAAATATAGGATACTCATCTAGCTGTTCATCAACAATATTAAAAATTTTATTTAGATCACTAGCTAACAATTCACCCAATGTAATTCTCCCATATATAGTCCTCAAGTATTTCCATCTTGAGTGTACGTTCAAGGTTGTCTTGAATCACATATTTCTTTGATTCATACAATTCTAATGTCAACTGCGAGATATCAAAATTGTCATTTAATAAAATGACACCATCCATATTGAAATAATTATCTATATCTGGTGCACCATAATAAACTGGAATAGTTCCAGTTAGGAAACAATCTAGTATTTTTTCGGTAAAATATGTTGCATAAGATCCGTTCTCAATGGCGACAGAAAACATATAGTCACAGAGACCTTCTTCTTTATACTGGATTTCATTAAAACCGCGACCATAAAGATCTAGCTTATTTCTAAAATTATTAATCCATTCTAATCTAAACTTATGTCCATCTGTCCAATTCTTTCCAGATGAAATCATAGATACTAATTTTGTTTTTGGATAAATTTTAGGATCAATAATCCAAGATCCCTGTGCTGGAACAAATTTAAACTTTTCATTTATGCCAACAAGTTCTTGGTCATGAGTAAAAATCATATCATAATGTTCTAGATAAAGATCAGGAGATTTTTTAACCCTATCTATTGCTGAAGAAATCCACTTAGATTCTAATAGCCATCCGTAATTATTAAATGAATTAGATCCTAAAGGTTGGTCGATAGTATCATCAATATAAAAAGTTTTTATACCACTACCATCTTGCACCCATTCAATATATTTGGATATTTTGCCGTGAACTGAATAGCCTTTATTTCCACCACTAAGATGGGTAAAAGTATTTCCTACAAGATTGAATTTTACTTTATTAAAACTCAATTTAATTCAATCTCCCAAAAAATTTTCATGCATCTGATCAAAGTTATTAATATAATTTCTATAATGTATTCTATTCTTTTCTACATGTACACTATTAATAAATCCATCCTCATTAATAGGATGCCAAATATGACAAATAGATCCCTCTATTCTTGAATAGAGACCCAATTTTAAATTAGCAGTATGAACTAAAGCATTATCTTCATATCCCCATCCATCATATCTTTCATCAAATCCACCAGTTAAATAAAACTTTTCAGATTCGAATAACTGAATACCAGATATGGGCGGCATTAAAACATCGGCAGTATGATTCTCAACGACTATATCATAAGAATAATCTGATTCAATAAAGTCAATACCATAATCACTGGCCAGTATTCTATTTGTATTAACTGGCTGAGTAATTAAATATTTTTTATATGGAATTAGCCAATTAGTTTCCGGTAAAACATTTAACGCCTCTAATAAAAGATTTTTACTCCAAAATGTATCTGCATCACAGAATGCAATATACTTTTCTTTACTTTGTTTAAAAGCATTATTTCTGGCTTCACTTCTATTAAACTTTACATCTGGATTGCTATCTGCAACATATACTGGAACGCCTGGAAAAAGAACATCATATCTTTTTAGAATCCATTCCAAAATTCTATCTCTAAAGCCACCATCACCTCTGTATGGGATTAGAAACGCAAAGTCATTTAACATTAGTCTTCTCTCTTATGTGCATTAATATGTACCCAATTAAAATCTCTAAATGACTTTGGTAAAATAGAAGGAGTATAGTCCATCTCCCACATAACAAATGGAAGACTAACTTGATCCTGATATGACAAAACCATATTATGGATATACCATCTCATCCCAAGCTCTTTTGCCTGTGGATCTGTCATATCTCTAGCAATAACACCTGTCTCATATAAACCATACTCAGTAGGGAAGCCTCTACTCTTATAGTAATCTATCTGAGGATCCATTGGCTCGTTAATATACTTCAATGGTCTAATTGAAGCCTCACCATATGCACAATGTCTGTTATCAAAATGTGGAGATATTACCATACCGCTATCTAGATAATTTAATATTTCTCCAACAAAATTTTGAGATCGTATCTGCATATCGCCATCAATCCAAATCACATACTTATATTCCATTAGCTCAGGAAACATGTGCGGAACATGCTTTGGAAATTTAGATAATCTACGAGGATGTAGATGAGAAAAATCATTTAACTCAATGACTCTCCAACGACTCTCAATTGGATATGATCCACCATCAGTGAAATATAGGTAATCTACTCCATCTTGATAGGTGTGTCCACCAAGATGTTCATAGTCTGTAATAACAGCTGTGTAAACAGCTGTTTTACCCTTCCATTCGCTTTCTTCTATAGCCATTTTAAGCCTTTCTATTGTAGTTGCGGAAAGAATGGGATTCGAACCCATGGAAGCTTTCGCTTCACACGCTTTCCAGGCGTGCCGATTCGGCCACTCTGGCATCTCTCCACTAGCAATTATAGCATACCGAAAATGTAATAGACTAAAAATATTAATATAATGTATACATATGATGGCCTAAATCCCAACGCTTTAGTGGATCATGAATATTTACGTTGTAATATGACCTACTTTTTGGTATATCTATGGGCTGAAAGTGGGCTGGATCGGTACTTTCATCAATATATGTTAAACCAAATAGGTGAGCCCACCAGATTAAATAACCAAAATTACCACCTTCAGCTAACATGTCGGCAGCAATAGCTAATCCACTTTTTGTTGTAGACTCATGATAAGAGCCACCAGGAGGTGCGCATCCAGTACCTGGTTTTTTCAATATCCAATATCTATGACCATCTACTGTACAATCTCTCGCATAACCTAAACCATAAGTTTCTGGTTTGCTGTTCATAAGAGCTCTTCCTCGACTATACTCTGAAAAAGTGCAAGGTCTATACCTAGTTATAAACGTTCGATACTGATTTTGGGAACTACGAAGACCACCACCTATACCACACCCATGACCCTGACCAATGACAAAGTTCATTAATCCTAATAATCTTCTTCTAAATTCTGGATCAAAACCAGACCATACACTCCAACTTGTTAATTGTTGATAGGATTTCATAGCGAAAGCCTCGCCATAACCTGTCATATACAGTCTTTCTCTCATAGGAAATTAGCTTGGTACACTCGTCATATATTCAGCGAAAGCCTTATATTTTGCTGCTGTGATTGGACCATATATTCCGTCAGCAACGATTTTAAGTGCGAACTGCATCCTTACAACCGCATCATGGGTTATAGGACCGAACCATCCATCACACTTAGAAGTTTTGGGATACCATCCCCAAAATTGCATAACTTGCTGAAGTTTAGCAACCTCTGGACCAGTCATATTTATAGGCTTTACAAGTTTAAGAGTGGGCGCAGGCACAATAATAATCGGCTTTGGTGGCTTTGGGGTAGGAGGAACAGGCGTTCCACCAAAAATATGCAGAGGGACCATATCGGATTTAAAATTACGTCTACTATTAGGAATTTCACTAGGCTGCAAATGCCATGGCTCTCCATTAATATCACCAAAATGACGAAGACCATGCTTAGCAGCAAATTTATCAGCAAATAAAACATCACCAATCATATCAACAGCTAAACAAAATCCTTCAGGAGTACAAGGTTCGTGATAACTAAGCCCAGGAGGAGCAGCATTAGCGACACCGGGTTTGCGTTCCCAAAACTTACCTTCCCAGAAAACATCACCAGTATAATCAGAATCATCTTCTACAATATATCTACTTAGAAAAAGATTCCTTTGTGCAGCAGAAGATCTCCATCCGCCACCTACACCAATATTTTTACCAGCTGCGATACATTCATCCATTAAAGCTAGAAGTCTGCGTCTAAACTCTGGCTCAAATCTAAGCCAAACACTCCAGCTCAAAAGCTGTTCACGCGTCATAGTCGCACCGGCATAACCTGTCATATAAACGGACATCTCTATTCTCCTATTTGCTCTTTTTCTTTTTGTTAATCTTTGACAATGTTTTAGCAAGATTAGCTTGCTGAACTGTTAACTTACTATACTTAGAAGGGTTAGCCGTCACTTTAGAGGCCATAGCTGCAGAAGATAATCCCTTTTTCTTTGCTTTTGCCGTAAAGGCACCGGGTCGCTTAATGGCACCCTGGATCCAGTTCTTTTTCTTTTGTACCATTATTATTTACTCTTTTTCTTTTTTGTAAAAGTGGAAATATTTTTAGGAGCCTGCCCTTTTGCTCCTTTAGATGGAACACCAGAAGATCTTTTTCTTTTAACAGCAGAAGATCGCTGTCCAGCACTCATAGCATTAGCCTTCGCCACTGGAACACACTTAGCATAGCCAGACCCATTGGCCCCAGACGTACCACACGACTGCCATTTACCATTTTTTTTGGGAGCACCAATGTTTACCCATTTCTGATTAAACCATTTGGTAAGTCCAACTCCTTTGGGTCCGGCCATGTTACTATTTCTTCTTTGATTTTCCGGTAGAAATAGTTTTCCAAGTTCCACCAGAAGCCTTATACTTTTTAGCTGCCCACGCATTAGCATAAGCACTTGGATAGACATCAAACTTTTGCTTAGCTTGAGACTTAACCCTTGACCAAAGTGAAGGATTTTTAGGAATATTCTTTTTAACCATAATTTTCCTCATCACATCATTTTTTTCTTAGCGGAACCCATCTTTTTCGGGGCTGCCATTTTCTTAGCTGATCCCATCTTCTTAGCGGAACCCATCTTCTTAGCCTTCTTCATCATATTAAACACCTCCTACCATTTTACTTTGTTACTCCAATACGCTGCAGACATTTTGCCCTTAGCAATATTACCGGCGTGTCGTGCCTTAAATGACTCTCTACGCTTACGATATGATTCCGACTCTCCTTCTTTTTTAGGAGAACCAGAAACACCTTGTTGACCAAATCTAATAGTTTTAACCTTATCTCCAGACTTGGCGACTACGACATGAGACTTAGTTGGATGACTAGGGGTTCTCTTAGGTTTATTAAACCCGCTTACCCCGGCTCTTTGTAGTCTTGGATCTTTTTTTGCTGCCATTAGATTTGATTCCTTTTATCTCTATACCATTAGATAAGTTATTTGTTCCCATTCTTGGTCCAGAAACATATGTTTTTTTAACTGATTTCACTTCTTCTTTTTTTTCTTTAGTCTAGCAGCAGAAGATAATGCTATCGCAATTGCTTGTTTTTTTGACTTAACAACTGGACCACCCTTACCTGAATGCAACCCACCCTTTTTAAATTCATCCATAACAGAAACTATTTTCTTTTGCTTAGCTGTAGCTTTCTTCTTTGCTGGCATCACAATCACTTACCTTGTGAAGCTGGAGGAGCAGGAGGAATCTTTTTAAGATCCTGAATATTTACAAAAGAATCCTTAATAGTTTTAAGATAATTATTATCTCTAGTATTAGAATTTTTATTAGCCATTATGATACTCCTAATATTTGAACACATTATTTATAGTAATCCATTAAAAGCAAAAAGAGAGGCATAAGCCTCTCTCAATGCTAATCTATATTTTAAAAATCAATCTTTAACAGGAGGAACTATTTTCTTTGCAGGAGCTTTCTTAGTTGTAGCCTTTGGTCTACCCGGTTTCTTCTTTGGCTCTTCAACCACTTCTTCAGCTACAGACACTTTAGAAATCACTAACTCAATTGGCTCTTCTTCAATTTTAATTTCAGATGTAAAATCTTTTTCTGGCTCAATAATTACATTGATAACATTTTTGTCATCAATATCATGGCCACCAATTTTTTGAGCATCACTGAGAGCGACAGGATTATTTACAAATTTATCAATATAAAATAGATATAATTTATCTTTAATTTTTTTAATTGAACTAAACATTTTTTTCCTCATTATTTTTATTAGGCTTATTTAATTTAAGTGTATCTATAGAATTATTTGACAATTTAGAATCTATACAATTAACTTTACTTTCTAAGCCATCAACTTTTTGATCTATATGATTATATAAATTTAAAACTCTTGTGTCAAGTCTTTCACCTAAGGTATGAATTCTATCTTCAATAACATTGAATTGACTTAATATTCCTTGTGGCTCTTGAAGTCTACTCGGCAAAGCTTCCCATTGCTCCTTCCACTCAACCAGATCCTTAACAGTATCATGAGTGAATGCAACCATATCAAACAACCTATCTTGTCCTGGCTTTCGATGATTTACAGCATCATTCACTTCCGCTGAGTGTTTAGCGCTAGATTTAGCATGTTTTTGCGCCATATAACTAAAAAAAGCTGTTATGATAACACCACTTGCAGATATGAGCGCTAGTATTACAATGACAATAGGTGAATCAGATGAACTGGTCACCTGATTGGTTGTAGTGGCTAAAATTGACAAAGAATTTAGCATAATAATATCGCCCAAGTGTGTTAAATTATGACAATATAGTAATGTTTTTTACTTAAAAATTAATTCCCTTGTTGAGACTCTTTTATTAGATTATATCTTTCACCTGTCTCTTTAGCCATTAAAGAAAAAGCATAAGCCGCGGCATCGCGAATAGCTTCTTTTAGGCTATCCTTATCTTCATAAGACATTCCCTCTAAGGGCAAGGTTATACCTGCATAAACGTCAATATTCTCATAATTTCCGATATTGATTTTTCTATTCACTCCACAAATAAAAATTGGAGCTGAAGAAGTTGATAATATTTCACTACTCAAATTTGTTACCACCTGATCTAAAGGAGAATCAATTGACTGATCCATTGCTGTTTTACTTATCTTAGGCATAAATACCCATCATCTCATTAACTATATTCATAGTCGCCTTGGCCTGCTCAGCAACAGTTAAACTATCTGTATTAATGACCGCCGAAGCCATCCCTTTAATTGTAGAAATCTGCTGCTCTGACTTATGACTCTTTTGCTCTAATGTCATATGAACGCCATCTCTCTCAAGAATTCTTGCATCACGCACTTCTTCTGAAGCCTCAAAGCAAATAAGTATACCATTATTTTGCTTAAGAATATGTTCAGCTTCATTGACAAATCTTACATCAGAAATGATAACACAAAAAGAATTAGATTCATGATACAAAGACTCATCTCTAATATAATCTCTATAAAGTTTATTAGACTTAGCTATCGCCCATCTTGCAAAGCAATCCTCATCTACCTCTCTACATATATCTCCTGCCTTTTGTAGAAAAGATCTTGGCTTAATATCATCAGCACTGAAGGGGAGAGAATAGATCTTCTTAACTATATCAATCAACACTTCATAATCTGGAACATTACCGATGGGTGACCCACCAAATAAATCATATATCACACTATGTAATGAATATAGCTGTCTATCTTTTTCTCTTATGCCACGTATATTTCTTTTAGCAGAAGCCATTTCATATAATGGTAGAGCAAAGAAAATGTGATCCCATGTCATACCATTAGAACTAGCGTTCATTTGTGCCTGAGGAACTAAGAATTCTGCTACCGAAGTTTTTCCAGTAGCTGCTTCTCCTGCCAAACCTAAAATTATAGGTTGGTTTGGATCTATTGTTTTTTTCATATTCATATTACACCAATCACTGTTTGCTAATATTATCTTTACGCTGTTCTAATTCATCTAAAAATGTATTTGCTAAGAAATCTGGTTCCCATACAAAGCTTCTATTAACTTGAACAACTCTAAAATTGAATTCTGATCTAATTTCTTCAATAGTCATCAAAAGAGGGATTAAAGAATCATTTTTACATTTCCACTTACCACTAATATGATTAGCAACTACCGCTGAATCAGTATATATTATAGGATCATATAGATCACCCATTGAACAAATCAATAGTCCAGCAATAACAGCTTCATATTCTGCCTCATTATTTGTTCTAGGACCTAGACCTCTAGCAAATTGTGCTATCTTTTTTCTATTTTTATAGACTACTGTAGCACATGCTGCTTCTCCAAACTTTTTTTGACCTTGACCTCTAGATGCTCCATCGCAAAAAACTTCTATATTCATAGTCAATCAATCTTTACGTTGCATTCAACGCCCTGGTCTTTTGTGGAAGATAATATTCTTTCAAATTGGCTACTAGAACTAACTTGTATTGTTCTATACAAAAGATATCTTTCCCCCTTATAAACAACCTGTGTTGGAAAATTTAAATCTTCCTTTGTATCAGAATAAAATTCTTTTGAAGACTTTGTATTTTTATAGTGAGCAATGAACATAATAATCCTTAATATGTACTGAAGTCAGATTCCATATAGGCACCTTTTTCTTCTCTGAATGAAGCTATCTGCATAGACTGGATTTTATCCATTAACTTTCTAGCTGACTCAGAAGCAATACGGGCAGATGACTCAAGTGACTCTGCTAGACTCACAATCGCATCACAGGTAACTAAAGCAGTATATTCTTCTTCTGCCGCCAGAATAGCTGAGGCTTCTCGTTCTGCCTCATTCTTTCCCACTCTATTAGACTTGTAAACCTTTTTATAATTACCTTCAATAATCTTAAACTGCGCTCTAGCAATACCAGCAAATCTGGCAGCACGGCCATAAACATTTGAAGTGCGAGCTACCAATGATGCTATTTTATCAAGGCCAAGATCTATAACATCAGACTCAGGTATCTCTACGAAATACTTGCTCTGACTATCCATCTTGCCATATGCATCTATGACTTCTCTAAGCTGTGGTCCTAAAAAATCTCTAAGTAATTCTTGTAATTTCTCCATTGATTGGAGGTTCATACTTGTTTCTCCATCTTAATAAGTGAAGTAAATTCTATCATATCTAACTCTATGATTGCATCCTTAATCTTGTTTTTAATTTTCGAAAGATGCTCACGTACTGTATTTGGATGTTCATTTATCTTTTGAGATATCTCACTAGACCTTTGTCCATCTACAAATCTCCACTTGAGAAGTTGCCTTTCTTGAACTGAAAGCCTATCAAATGGGACCATATTTTTTTCTCCCAGAACCCAGAACTCATCTATCTTTTCAGCTGCAAGGAGCTGCTCAAGACTATATTCAACTGGATCAGCTTTAAATCCTATCACAAAGTTATCATCACTTTCATCCATAGTTGCATCATCTGCTAGCAATGGGAAAGTTTTCCTTCCAAGCTGATCAATCAAAAATACATCTACGTTCTTTTTAAGAAGATAAAAGAAATAACTATATAAAAATCCACTGAAAGGAATTGGGCCTTTCCTTTCGTACCTTGTTATGCACTGGAAGAAAGTCATATGAACCGTCTGTCTAATATCTTCCTCATCACAGTACCTCTTTGTCATATAATGTATGCCGCGCATACATTCGTTGATATGCTTTAGTTGCATGTTATTCATCTTATTTTTCATAAGAGCAAAACGCACAAAGGGATCTTTTATAAAAAGAGATATAAATCTCCGAATATCATAGTCATTTAAATTGAATTTCCCATGATGCAATAGCGATACGTATTTGGTTAAAAAGTTATGAAAAACATTCAATAGTTCTTGTTGAGAATTTTTTAACCCTTTCTTTGCATCAGCTATAAGCGCCTGCATTTCTTCTTCTTCTAAAGAATAATATTGCTCTTTAAAGCTACTCATTTTTTCCCTTCCCAATTTATAAGATACTTACTGTATGAATCTCTTATGTCCTCATAGAAAACAATATTGGGAATCTCTAAGTCAGCCATAAAGTTTTTAGCTTCATTAGAATACTTGCTTATCACGCAAGTCATTGAACTAAATTCTTCTGGGAAATATCTCTTAAATCTTTTAAGTTTAATTTTACTTTTATCATCTAAATAACCTTTAATTTCTAACCATTCATCTTGAGCTGGAAAATAAAAGTCAGGAGTATAACCTTTCGTTCCTCTCTTTATAGGAAATGGGAAAACTGTAGGCTCAAACTGATATTCAATCTTATATATCTGTAATACTCTTACAAAATTTGCTTCCCAACTTGAACGAACACTTAAATCTATATCTTTTCTATATCCAGTTCTAGTATGTTGAAAAGCATTACCGGCTTTCCTTTTAAGGATGCCATCGTTTTCCTCTATACCTTTATCGATCTGTCGATTTAATATGTTATTTAAATTTGGATGCTTTTTAAATGGAGATTTTTCCAAAAAAAAGTCCATAGAACTTGTTACATTAAGATCCATTCTGGTATCCTGTCGAACTATAATACTTCAAGTATTATACACCAATTAATAAAATTGTTCAAATCATTTGACAAGATAACACGAAAGAGATAACATACAAGCCATGAACACACTTAACACCCTCACCAACAGCATTCTCCAGTCAATCAACGAAGAGATCATCGATGATCTTGTAAACCTTGGTTTTGACCACGAGGAAGCAGTAAAAGTAGTAACCGAGTATGATGGATTCGATTTCGTTACAGATGCAATGGACAATCCGTCAGAGTCATTCTGATATAATTTAAGTCAACAACAGAAAGGCCGGAGGATAATTCCTCCGGCCTTTCTGCTATCTATTTCTATTTCTATTTCTATAAGCACCTATGCCACAAGCTCCCGACGCTGCATGATCGCAGTAAGAGCAAATTCTACCATTAGAAGTTGGAGTGAAATTAGTATCATTAATAATTTTATTGATATTATCAATTACTTTCTGCTTTACTAATTCAATTTCATCTGCAGTGAACGTATGACCTTTTCTTTTTCCGGACCTAAGATAATATAATTCTGCATGCACTTCTTTATCAGCAAAAAGAGTAGCAGCTGCAAGGGCATATATCCCAAGCTGTAAATTATTTGGTACTTCCTTAAGAGATACTTCCCATTTCCCAGTCTTATAGTCAATAATATTGACCCTATCTCCTATGATGTCAACCCTATCAATAAATCCTCTTATTCTATAAGAGCCAATGATTAAATCAAAAGCCATTTCTTTATCAAATATATTAAATGACTTATCACTGTGCTCATCATAAAACTCATCAAGAATGACTTTCCCAATTTGAATCAGATCATTTGGAATTTTATTATCCGGATCCCACTCAGGAACGATCTTTTCATATTCATCTTTTAGCTCATCTAAAACAAGTTGTTTATCATTATCTAGAATATTTTCTAATACTTCATGAACAATATTCCCTAGAACAGCAGGAGGATTAAATTGTCTTGGTTCTTTTAATACATATGAATAAAAATACTTTGCGGCACAAGAGTTATATGTATCTATTCTTGAATAAGAAAAGTCAACAAGAGCTAACTTTTCCAATTCAGAAAGGTCTTCAAAATTTTTAATATCAATACTCAAAATAACTCCAATTATTAATTATTAGGATCGAAAATAAGATCTCCATTTTCATCATATTCCCGACCAATTTCATCCATCGTATGACGATTATTACTATTAAAAAACCAACCTTCTGCAATAGGTGTCCATCCGGTATCACCTATCTCCATAAAGTCATCTTCATTATTTGGAAACATATTCACCACCAACTGATACCTTTATTTCATCATACTTATCTAAATTTAGATAGTAATCAATGACAGTTCTAATATCTTCTAACTCAACTTTGGTAGCATAAAAACCAACACATCCAGACTGAATAAAAATTTTATCATCATAAACAAAATTTCCATCTGAATACTCAACTAGTTTTATATCTCCCTTTTCTAAACGGACTGCAATTTGATTTGGCATATATAATTCTCCTAATAAAAAGTAATAGGATCCCAGGTAGGATCATTCATTTTTTCACGCATATCAGCCACATATGAATCCCAGTCTCTTTCATCTTCTGAGACCTTCTCATATTTAACCTCTCCCTTATAAGGGTCAGATCTAAACTTGGTAATGATTAATCTACCATTTTGCGTTCTCCATCTGAGAGTTCCATTTTTGCAATCGCAGAAATCTTCATCATCAGATTGAATAATTAATTTAGGATCATATCTTCCACTGCATCCCTGACATTTAGAATATCTACCCTTGTCCTTGCATCTGTTACAAGAACCACAGAAAGACCAACAAGGCTTCTCTGCGGGATTAACTACAGGATATTGACCAGACATTACATCTCCAATTCTATTAATTGTCTTATCGTTGCCTCTATCTTAGAAGAAGCACTTATATTAAACTTGTAAATAACTTTGTGTCTACCTGCTTTACACTGAAGTAAAACTGGTTTATCACCTTTTGAGTTATTAATTATATCATATATTTTTTCTAAAGTTTTATAACTAATATCATCTTTGATATCAATGATTATAGCTTTACCAGCAGAAAATAAATGACTGTCAATTTTTTCATAATCATTAAGGAATATTTTGGGTACAGAGTTTTCTTCGTCACCATCTTTAGTCAACATTCCAGATATAACAACAGCACTGCCTGGTGATAGATCCTCTTCAGGAATATTTTGAGCTGACTTTGGAAACACAATAATTTCTACATCCGAACCAATGTCTTCTACCGTAAACTTATACATTTTCTGACCCTTTTTGGTCATCATAGACTTAAAGGATGTGATGATTCCACCAACTTTTACATTTATACCAGTTTGTATTTCATTAAGATCTAACATCTCTGTAGAAATTTTCTTTGATATAACATCCCATATACCCATTACTGGATGATTTGTAACATATATTCCAAGTTCTTCTTTTTCTTTTTCTAAAATATTTAACTCCTCTAAACGAGTAAAGGAATCAGAACTATTAGGAATCAGTTCATCAAAAGCCCCTGCATAAGCGAGGTGTTCAATAGTTGTTTTCTTGAGAATAACAGGATCACATCTTCTAAAGAAATCGTTGATACCAATATATGGATTAGCTTTATCTCTACCGTTAACTACCGCATCAGCTATAGATGATCCAATACCACTTATGGCAGAAAGTCCAAATATAATTGAATTGTTATTGTAGACTTCAAAGTCTATTCCAGAATAATTGATGGAAGGTGGAAGAACATTAATATTAAGTTTTCTGCAATCGTATAGATATAATGATTGCTTTTCTTTGTTACCAACAACAGAAGACATGAGGGCTGCCATATATTCAATTGTATAATTTGTCTTTAAATATGCTGTTATATAGCTAACCATTGCATAGCTAGCTGCGTGTGCTCTGTTAAATCCATATCCACCAAAGTACTCAATCTCTGAGAATATTTTATTAGCTAAAGTTTCGGTGATACCTGAACTTTTAATGCATCCGTCAACAAACATTGATCGCATCTTAGGAATTTTTTCCATCTGCTTTTTACCAATGACTTTGCGAAGATCATCTGCTTCAGCAGAAGTGAACCCGGCTAGCTCTCTAGCTACACCTAAAACATCTTCCTGATAGAGCATGATCCCCAGCGAAGGTGCTAGAACTTTTTCAAGTTTAGGATGTTCGTACTTAACTTTGCTCTTGCCATTTTTTCTATCAATGTATTGTTTATCCATACCAGAACCCATTGGACCTGGACGATATAATGAAATCAAAGCCATGATATCTTCGATGGTCCTAGGCTGGATAGCCAACATCATGTTTCGCATACCTGAAGACTCAAGCTGAAAAACTCCAACACTGTTACCTTTACAAAGTTCATCAAATGTTTTTGAATCATCTAATGGCACTTTATCTATGTCTACAACTATTCCTCGGTGCTTTTGAATGAGCTGCAGGCATGAATCAATAACACCCAGGTTTCTTAAACCCAAGAAGTCAATTTTAAGTAGACCGCACTGTTCAACTCTGCCCATATCCCATTGTGTAACAATTGGATTATCAGCACCCTTTTTCATAACAGGCAGATAATTGATAAGTTCTTCTCGCGAAATAACAACACCAGCGGCATGTATTCCCGTCTGACGAACTATCCCCTCTAACCCAAAAGCTGCATCAATAATCTCCTTGCCTTTATCGCTTTCGTTATAGGCAGATTGAAATTCCTCTACCTGCATACACTCAGCTAAATCCTTGGATACACCCAAGACAGGAGGAGGAACAAGTTTAGCTATTGAGTCTCCATCGATGAAGTCATACCCAAGGGCTCTAGCAGCATCGCGTATAGATTGTCTCGCACCAGTACGGTTAAAAGTACAAATATGAGCAACATGATCTTCGCCATACTTAGTACGAGCGTAGTTAATTACTACATCTCTATATCTATCATCAAAGTCCAAGTCAATATCAGGCATGGATTTTCTACCTTCGACTAAGAATCTTTCAAACATCAATCCAAACTTGATTGGATCTAAGTTAGTGATTTTAAATGCATAAGAAAGGATACTGCCAGCAGCAGAACCTCTACCCCATCCAACTCTAATGTTAGAGTTCTTGGCCCATTGAACTAAATCAGAAACAACTAGAAAGTACTCTGGAAAACCCATATCCTTGACTACACGGAGTTCATAGTTGGCACGGTTGATAATATGAGAAGGAAGAGGATCGCCATAACGCTCTTTTAATCCATCCCAAGCTAGTCGCTCAAAGTAATCAATTGAGTTTTCATTGGTTGGTATTGGAAAATTTGGAAAATAATGATCACCAAAACTGAGATCAACATCAATCATGTCACAAATAGACATAGTATTTCTAAGCCACTGTTCATCAAATGTCTTCGCCATCTCATCGTATGACTGAAGATAGAAATTGTCACCACTAAATGAGAATCTATTTTCAGTGTGAACATTGCAGTTAGTAGCAACACACAACATTATGTCATGGGCACGAGCGTCAGACTGATGCACATAGTGACAGTCTCCCGTAGGTACAACTGGAGCACCAATGATTGAGGCTATTTTAACTAGGTCATTAAATACCTTATTCTGCTCTGCCAGGCCATGATTTTGAACCTCAATAAAGTAGTTTTCTTTACCTACTATATCCTGCATTGTCTTTGCAGACTTGAGAGCAAAATCAAAATCATTTCTCAAAAGTGCTTGAGAGATCTCACCATTAAGACACCCTGATAATACTATAATTCCATCACTATGTTCTGAAATTAACTGATGATCAATTCTTGGCTTAACATAATAACCCTCTAAATATGATCTAGAAGACATTTTAATAATGTTCTTATAACCAACATTGTTTTTAGCAAGGACAGTTAGATGGTATGGGCCACGTTGTTCCCACTCATTCTTAGCCGGACCAGATCTTTCTTCTTCATCTCTATCAAACCTAGATTTTCTTGCTTGATAAAACTCTGAACCAAGAATTGGTTTAACGCCGGTAGCCTTACCAGCATCATAAAAGTCTAACCATGAGTGAATATTTCCATGGTCAGTAGATGCCAAGCCTTTCATACCTAACTTAGATGCTCTTTCCAGGTACTGTTCAATATCCCCATGCCCATCAAGCATAGAGAATATAGTATGGTTATGTAGGTTAGTCCAGTTTTTCACGAAATACCTCTAGAACGATCTGATCCACCCAATGCTTCATTGCGTGCTTCTCTATAAACAATGATAACTACACCTCCGCAATACTTGCATGGTACGGAGCTTCCAGCTTGCGCAAAAGGACTATTCTCCATATATCTATCGGGTTGATCTGACTTACATTCAGAACAAACACCTACAACATCATCTGTATTTTCAACCATTTCTCACCTCCTTATTTACACTCTTATAAGCAAAACGGATAGGAGATGGAGAAGACTCTTCTTCTGACTCAACATATTTGTTTCCTATTTTAATCCATTTTTTCTTTTTATCTAAATGGCATTGGCCGCAACCAACGCCCGCCACATTTGCTCTCTCGCAAGTATAGGGTCTTCCACCTATTCCTAATTGACGACGACGTATCCAGTCGTTTATGTGACTATTGCTTTTTTCTACATTATAATCTTCACAATTAGATAAGATCTTATGTAGTAATTCTATTGATTCATCTGTGTAAGTTAGAATTGAACACAAAAAGAGTCTGGCTTCATGATCTAACCATTTCTTTTCAATTGCTTGCTTCCATAAAACCTTGATTGCTGGACAGCTCTCAAGTAATCTCTCTTCAGTAAATTCTTTATCTTTATCTTCTACATCTTTAAATACGGATGACCCATGCTTATTAAAGTAAGCTAGGAAATCTTTAGATTTTTCTTTTTCAATTTCAAGATTATACGTAAATTCTCTGAACCATTGATTTGCTGTAGAATTAAAAACTTGATCTTCAACAATGTTAGAGCGTCGAATATCACAGTACTCCTGAATAGAGGAAGAATCATTAATGAGCATATCTTTTGGTATAAGATTCTTATATAATCCAGTAGATTGATGCCGACTTCCCTCAAGTCTCCACATTCTACGTGCATCATAAACGCTGAAATCTAGAGAAGTTAGATTAAGATCTTGCTTTATAGTACTAGCAATGAATCTAAAAATATTAGGAAGATTATTGGACGGATTGATACCTAAAGCTATTGGTTCACACTCTACATGAAATCCCTTTTTTCCTGTGAAATAAATAAGTATAGCGGAATCTGGAATAAACTTAGATAAATAAAAGTATAGCTTTGTACATTCATAATACGAAACTTCTATATTTTCATTATCAATATCAAAATAAAGAGGTCCAAGTCTTACCGCATCATCAAGATTTTCGTCTGTATTATAATTCCAGACAGAAGTATATAGACCTATATTGTTGTTGTCAGTTCTAAACTTTTCGATGTTATTAACATCCATTAAAAATGGCATATCACCATTCTTAATCCGAACTACCTTATCAAGCTTCGGTACATACTTAGCAACTTCTACATACTTCCATGAAGAAAGGTATTTGCTATTTTCGGTAGGTAGTTTCATAGTATTTTCTTTTTAGTGTCTTTATCTTCTAGGCTACAAATGTTTATTTTATTTGCAATACTAAAGTCTTCAGCGTGAGTTCTATAATAAATTGACTCTTTTATAATCTGCTCTAAATTAGAGATGATATATATTCTTTTAGCAATCTTTAAATCGGTATCTAGATCAATCTCGCCATTTGTCATTAATCAGTTCACTATCTTTTATATATGTATGAAGCTTGCTGGCAACATTATCTGAAACATGCATAATATAATCCATATAAGTAATCGGATATGTTTCCGGAACTGGCGACCATGGGCCAAGATGACATCTTACCAATCTTAGAATAGTTTGCATCGTATCCTCTGATATGAACAATGATGACGACATACTATCTGATCCGAACTCTTTATCATATCTTTGACAGTCTACAACAAACTGATTAACAGTATATGGATGCATAGGATCATAGTGAAATGAGCCAACATCTTCAGATGCGATACCTTTCGTCACATCATGCAACAAGCATGCTGCAAGAATGATATCACGCTCTTCAGTTGACAGAGTATAAGAATCAACTATAGTATCTGCAACGCGTACTACTCTTTTTGTATGAAGAACATTACCACCCTCGCCGTGTTCATCCTTTGGATGATACTTGCCAGAAAAGCTGGATGGAATAACCCAAAAGAGATCTGCTTTCAATAAAATTGAACGCACAAAAGACTTAATTGTTTCATCTGAGATAAGTTCAATTTCATCTAAAAGGGGTGTTAATATTTCATTTTCTTGATCAATAATATCTTTTTTATTTTCTACAAGAATTTGATCTAAAAGATTTTTTTTAGTCATTATAACCAATCACTTAGGTTGGAATTTCCAATTTTTACACTGATCATCAAAAGGACACTTCTTGCAATAAGAAGTAAGACCTCTTCTAGGTACATAAGTTTCTTTAGTATATATTGTATCACACCAATACTCTAGTGAATCAATATCTTCTGAAGAAATATCATACTCAATAAAATCTAACTTGTTAGATAAAAGATCTATATATCCAAATTTTGTTTCAGCTAATCTACCTGGATGACGATGCTTAAAACCTAGATACATTACAGAAAAATCTGTTTGATATAAATAACTATAATTTGATTTATAATTAAATAAAA